AAGTGACCGTAAGGGGGTACAGAAAATAATTAGGGGTAAAAAAATAAACATAGTTTATATTTAATTTAATGGTCAGGGGCTATATTTTTAAATTGAGTAATATTTTAATAAAATATTTAAAATCATATTGTAATGATCAGTATCGATGAGATATCTCGTATAGCTGAAAAACGTAAAAAATTAAGAAAAGATACGTACATAAAATTACACGAACAAATATCAAAAAAAATACGCCAATCTGTTGAATTGGGTCATAAATATGTGTTTGTGCAAATACCATCATTTGTAATGGGTTATCCACATTTCGACAGGACAAAGGCTACGCAATATATAGTAAGACAGTTTCAGTTAGGTGGTTTTTACGTCCAGTATGTCGGTGAATTTGAAATATGTATATCATGGAGACCGAAGAAAACGAATAAACAAAAAGAAGAAAAACCAGAAGAAGATTTTGAAGATTTTCCAACACTTGTTAACTTGAAAAAGACAGCAAATAAATACAGGGGGGCGCGATAATAATGTCTCATAAAAAAACCCACTTTATCATAAATGGACAACCTTAATATATTAGTAGAAGCAAAACGCGAATACCTCGGGCAGCTTTGTATATTGATGTGTCCGGTTATGATAGAGACGTTTGAAGAAATGTATGAAGAGGCTTATAAATTATCGAAGGGGAGAAAAGTTCTCGTAATGTATCAGAAATTATTAAAAGAAGTTCCAAATTGGAGTGATGCCATGTCCAAACAACATAGCGATAATATTGCTAACAGATGCGCATGGTTCAATGATTTATTAGCGGCTGTATTCGTGAGTTGCGTTAAAATTTTATCAGCTGTTCGATTGAGTAAAGATAATAAAAAGATTTCCCTTAAACTTCCAACGAATGAAGTTTTTATTCAAATGTGTCATAATAAAGTTGCGGAATCCCTATACAACGATCCTTACATATACCACGATTCTCAAAATGAACACGCACGAAATGATAAATTATTTGAAAGGTTTTCTATATGTATCGAGAATTCTGTGAAGGAACTTATACCAGTTCAGCAAATATTACAAACTTACATGTCGCAACAACAAGAAGGACAAGACCTCGATTTAGGTGAGGCAGAAGTTGGTGATTCTGAAGATCCAGATATCATTGAAGATAATGGTATGGAAGAGACGAGTAATGACCCATTTAGTGGTGAAGAGCAACCAATGGGAGAAGAGCAACCAATGGGAGAAGAGCAACCAATGGGAGAAGAGCAACCAATGGAAGAAGGGCAATCAATGGGAGAAGAGCAACCAATGGGGGAACAGCCAATGGGGGAACAACAAATTAATAATTCTTTCATGAATAATGAATTTAAAACTATAAATACAACCCCGCACATGCAAAAACCAATACAACGTACACAGGATGAAGATGACGTTTTTTTCCCGGATGCTGCCGAAACTCGTCAAAAAAACATCATGTATAAGTAAATGGAGTTTGAAGATTATTTAAGAGATCCAGCTTGGGCGGGTTTAATCGCCGGTTTTATAACAGCAGGATACATACACTTTAAAGCAAAACTTAATAACGAAGGTAAACTTGCAGTCAGTGCATACACCAAACCAGCGGCACTTGTCGCTATTTTAGTATTTTTTATTGTTTCTAACGGATTAGGTAAGAAAGAGACTATCAGTACAGAACCATTTTAATTTCTAACTTAAAGATATCAAACATAAGATATATACAAAATGGCTTCTGTTACCGCATTCAATGATATGATGGGTCAATTTCTTGTGGAATTGCACAAGACGTTTCCAGAAGAAAAGGGATTAAAAAAGTGTTTATCGGCATTCGATTTGATGAAAGAGGCAAATCCTAAATTGGTAGTAGATGGTTTCATGAATGGTGTAGCTCCATATACAGAACAGATTTCATCTAAAGATGATTCGTTTTTTATTAAAGAATCGAAAAATCTTGATTTCATGAAAGGTGTTGATTTAGAAAAGCATTGGGATACGTGTTCTCAAAACACGAAAAATGCGATTTGGCAATACGTTCAAACGTTGTATATGTTAGGTACAACTATAAAATCTATACCAGAAGATACATTATCTATGATTGAAACCGTTGCTAAAGAATGCGCGGATAAAATGGGTACAGGTGAAAACGGTGAATTGGACGAAGCGGCTTTAATGAAAACCATGCAAGGTATGCTAGGTGGAATGTTGGGTGGTAAAAAATAAACTCACTATATATAAATGACTTCTTGGTTTGAAGACCCAAAACAGCTCATTCGGACAGATAAAGTTTTAGAATTTTGGCCATCGAAAACGCTCACACCAGAGGAGCGAATTAATGCTACAGCAAGATTTATAATTTATGCAACGTGTTTAATATATCTTATTAACCGTGATATACGGATATTTGTTTTAGGCGGTACAGCTTTGGGCGTTTTGTATATAATGGAACGTTCTGATATGGTAAGAGAAGGTTTACCAAGAACTGCGCATGGTAATGTAGGGCAACCATGTCAATTACCTAGCCAGGACAACCCATGCGGTAACGTACTCATGACTGATTTTTCTGACAGGCCAGACAGACCTAGTGCGTGTTATGCACCAACAGTTAAAAATTCAACAGATGCTTACATCACAAATGGTATAAAATATGGTCCTTCGCGTTCGCGTTCTTCGTTACCACGATTCCAGAGAAATGCTTTAGCTAGACAATTTACAACTACATCAAATTCATCTTTAGGAAACGACCCATATTACCAGTTTTTACACGGTGAAAAGGGTCAAAAAACTTGTAGACAAGATCCACGATTATGTGATCCAGATGCCAGAGGAGTTCAACTCGAAGCTTTCGCCGGATTAGATCCAACCGGTGATAAAAGAAGTGGCATGCACAGAGGTTCGGGATTACCAGCTGGTCATTCTGCCTAATTTTACATTATATTCATCATTAGTAGATACTCGATTTGCTTAAACAAAATCTTAAGTAATAGTAAATGGCGTATCAACTCCAACCAGGAATGAAAATGGTTACCGATAAAGCGGTTCCATCCGTTTGTGCTACTGAAGAAGTCTTTGTATATCCTCAGCCCAGTACTTTGAATTATGGTTCATCTAGACCAAATACCATGTTATACGGAACTGCTCCATACATGGCCGGTAAAGGTTCTCCATCTCAACATATAGAAACAAGTGACGCTCTTCGTCCACAATCCACATCTCGTTTTAACAAAGTATTAGCGAAAACATACGAACAAAATTTACACCCACTTCAAAATGTTGCGTGTAAAACCCCTCTTAGAACACGAACATATGAACCATCGAGTACTCGTGCCGAAGTTCAAAATGGTTTGTTTCAGCAAAGATACCTCAATAAAAATGTTAATAACAAATAAGAATGGCTGACCCCATATCCATATTGGCTATAGCAGGACTCGTTTACGCTGGTCGTAAATTAAGTAAAACAGATAATGAACAATACTCAATCGAAGGAAATTCCATCCAAGGGCAAGAAGAGGTTAGACCACCACCAATCGATGATTTGTACAGTAGAGACATGACAATAGAAGATTCATATTTGGGCGCACCATCGCCTTTAGTTGAACCTGAATATACTTCCAAGCAAGAAATGTCTACATTCGGTGATATTTCTCCACAACAAAGATCATCTGGTGGGGAAGTTTTAGATATGCGAAATCGCATGATGTATGATGGTGGGAGAATGAATAATCTTTCACCCATAGAACACCAAAATGTTGGTCCAGGTTTGGGTGTAGACCCAAATGTTCCAGCGGTCGGTGGTCATCAACAATTATTTAGAATTAATCCTGAAAATGTGGGTGCTTACAGACTTACAACTTTACCAGGACGTTCTGGTCCAGCCTTTGATTCCAAGGGTGGTAGACGAGGAGTTGCGGGTGAGATTGGAAATAACAGACCCGAGAAAACATCGTTTCTTTTTGGAAGACTCCCACCCGTTCCCGGGCGCGCACAGGGCATGTCTGGTAGAACAACAAGAGGAGAACACGAACGAACGAAACGTACAACAAATCGTTCAGAAACTGGTACCAGAACTGATACTTTGAGTACAGCAGCACCTAAGAGAACCGTTTCTTCATTGACTCGTGCTGCGGAACCAACACGAAACAAGAAGGATGGTAACATCGAAGCTTATTCGTATTCCAACGCACCCGCACCAGGTATCCACAAATTCTCTCACGGATACTTGAATTCTCCATCTACTAAAATAGGGGAAAAACGAACGTATGGTGATAAATACACAGTTGAAGAATTAAATAAATTTGGTCTCAGGCCAACTGATAGAAGAGGTAAGGCGAGTCGCCCAGCGGGACCAGGTCGTATGAATGTACGCGCTGATCCACTTAATCAAGGTGGGATGGTAACAAGTGTTCGTTCGGATACTACACGTGTAGACGGACGTGTTAATTCAGCAGACGGTGGTTGGACTCAACAATACAGAAATAACGATTATCACCAATTCAATGCGTACAAGGGTATGGAAAATCCAAACGCATCTTCATCTGGTTTAGGATTAGTAAAACGTCAACTTGCTGGTAACCCATTGTCACATAACCTTTCGTAAATTAAAAAAATAACGCAAAACACTCATTAAAATAATGCTCCTATATTTTAATGAAGGTACATACCTTAGACATAGATAGTGGTGAAAGGGATCCCGTTTTTTACCCAAATCCAGCAGACTATGTTGTTTCTTTAAAAACTCCCATTTATAACGTCACGAAGATATCCATGATATCAGCGCGTATACATAATAGTCAGTATTTGATACACGAAAGTAATAATACTTTTACTTTAAATTCAGGTGGTAGTGATTATGAAATAAGTATACCTAATGGTAACTATAACGGTACAGATCTAGCTTCTAATGTTGTAGCAAATTCGAGTAGTAAGATACAAACATCATCGTTTGATAAAGATACAAATGCGATAACTTTTACGGCAAATAACCCGTTTAGTTTTAAGTTTTATACAGGTACAAATGGGTATAGTAAAACTGAAGTGACTGGTAAGACTACGCCTCATGATATACTTGGTTTACCATCTAACGATGTAGCATCTACTCAATCATCACCTTATACACTCGAAACTGGAAGTATTAATTTACAAGGTGCCGATGGTATTATTGTTAAATTAAGCAGTGGTTCTGATGAATTTAACAAGACTATATTTTCCGAAACACCTTTTTATACGGGTAGAATACTCATGTGTGGAGACGTAATTAATTATTCGGGTGTAGACGACGCTGTTGAACATAATTTCGATAGTGGTTCTCAAAAGACAATATCGAGTTTACGTGTACAATTTTACTATAGTAGTAACAATAGACTCATACCATATGATTTTAGAAACGCAAATCATATATTAAAACTTGCGGTAACGTGTTCTACTGATAAATTTGTTAATATACCGAGATATAGACGAGACGAGACATTACCAACACCTATGGAAATCCCCAAAGAGTTTGAGGATGTACATAGTTGGGATTCTTTTATACCAATATTTATGGTAATTGCAACTGGGTTATTTTTACTTGTAATTATAAAAAAACCAAGTATCAAACTTAGCGAGTAACCGCGAAGACTGGTTGTCCTGGTTTTCTGACCTTCTTGGACAATCTAGAGACAACGATGAAGACAACGATGGACAAGAGTGTTGTGAGCAAGGCGGTGAGAGTGTAGTTCATACCACCGTTCTTGTTAACTTTGACGAGTTGGTTAACCAACCATCTCACCAAGTCCATCCAAGAGAGGGCGGCGGCGAAGGAGAACCCAGCAACAATCGCGTTGAGGGATTGAGCTTCGAGTTCGGAGGCGACGAGCGTAATGGTTTCTTTAGCAGCAGACATTTTTTATTATAATTAGATATTTTATTCTGGGAGGAAGTCTTCATCCAAAAAAAATTTTTTATATTTTTTTGTGTTTTTCATATACCCTTTAAACGTTATATTTTTTTCATCTTTCGATGAATTATACCCTGAAGAAGATTCCGATTCTGTTTCCGTTTCACTATCTGAATCTATTTCACTATCATCTGAACAACTCCTATCATCTGATATTTTAAAACATATATCGTCGTTATTTACCCATCCTTCAGGTTCACGAGTTTCCATTACTATCTATAGCATTTTTTAACATCTGTTCTGTCGGGTTTTTCGGCACCCATGTATCCCAATTATCATACGCCATGTTCATTTTAACAAACTTATATTCTCGTCCTGAGTATCTTTCAAATTCAATATCGTCTTCGTCTACTACGTCTAATTCTTCTTCTTCACTATCCGAATCATCATAAATTTCTGGGAAATGTGATCCAGTCTTTTTACCAACCTCGTTCATTGCGCAATATTTCATTGCGTATTCCATATCTTTAGCGAGTATAGTATCACGATCACACGCTTTTGCGTATTCGGCCGCAAAAACTATAGCCTGTTCCATGACGGGTTGTACAACGTTTATAGCTGTTTGTTGAAACTCTTCAACGAGTTGTAATGTAGCATCTTTTTCTTGTTGATTCATATTTAAAATAATGTTTTAGCAATACCGTTCTCCACTCGGAGTATGTTATAACTATGCGCTAAAACTCTAAGTTCTCTTTTACATTCATCTTCTGCGTTTAATGTTAGTTTTAAAACTTGGTCTTTAATTAAACTAAAATTGACTTGACCAGTGGGATACCATCGTTCCGGCTCTAACGCAAAACTATACGAATAGTATCTCCTGAATAACTGTGTTCGGGAATGGTGTATACCACTTTGAACGGCACGTAAGTTTATACATTCACCCGAAGCACCTTCTATAGGGTATGAATCGTCGAGTTTAAGTTCCAGTTTTTGTAACTGTTCGTAGTTAATATACACACTGTCTAAATCAGACCATGAATTATCGTAATCGAACGTCGCGTTATAAAACCCGTCCACTGTCTTCCTTGTTCCTTGAATGATGAAAAAAAGTTCCTTAACGGGATTAATAAAATCAAGTCTATGCTTAATCGA